TGGATCGCCTCCTTTACGGCATTGCCGAGCTCTGCCATAATTTCATCTCGTTGGTCATTGAGCGCAGTGCGCAGGAATGACTTCTCGGGATAATCGACGTGGCGTGCGTGGGCGCGGACGACGATTTTCTTTGGCGATTTAAGCCTCTTTCCGAACGCCATCTTGATTGTCCGCATATGTTCCCGGACACTCTGTGTGCCGTGGAATCCGTACTCATGGAATGCCGCGTATTCAACATTTGTGCCGACACGACCGACGATACCGCCGCCGTCGCGAACAACCTCTTGATGTATGCTGCCACGCAAGTTATTCGTGCGAACCTTTAGGACTTGTCCTGAGAGTTTGTCACGGACAACATGCGCCTGCAAACGGATCGTGATGCGCCCCATGCTGTCAACGAGCTTTCCGTCAATTGAGCCGGATGCCCGCTGAAATTTCGCACGGAGTTCGTCGTCGCCGACGATAATCGCCTCGATGCTCACGGCGTCACCCGTTTGTATTGTTGGATGACGGCACGTCCGAAGTCGCTGAGATCCTTTTGCGAATACGCAACGGTCTGTCCGCCGAGGTCTTTCGATACCTCGCCAAGGCGGCTTTTTTCTTTGTAGCGCAGCGCCGCGAGTTCAAGGCATGCGAATCGTATGTCATCCGGGACATCCAGCATCCCTTTCGTGTGCTCATAGTCGTGCTCCAATCCTTCACGGCGGTTCATTTGCGTGAGCAGAAAGCTCGATGCCGCGCGGATCAGCATCATCAGCAGAGCATCATCTTGATTGCCCCCTGACGTAATGCCGATATAGTTCTTCAGCTCGTTTAGCGTAACAAGCTCATGCTGCGCCATCGCCGTCGTCCTTGCTCTTACCGCCGGACTTGCCGCCTTTTCCTCCGGAGTTCTTTCCTCCAGCATCCTCACTATCAGTGTTGGCGTTCTGACCGTTTTCAGTTCCGCTGCCAGTATTGTCGCCAGAGGTATTGTCGGAACCCTTCCTCAGCGCAGCAACCTCCTCCGGCGTCGGCGCATCCAGCCCGAACAGAATTGCTTCGTGGGGGCTGATCGGCGCATCGATCAGCCCATTCTCAGCAGCGTAGGTCACGCCATCAATAACGATTTCCGTAACGTCATATGCTTTCAGTAGCATGTTTGTACCTCCTTACACATCCGAGATGTTGGTGATCACACCGAACGCGAAGGGCGCATAGAGTGCGAACGCCTCTGTTGCATAGACACCGTACTCATACTTACGCGTCTTGCGCGGCCATTCCGTCTGGAAGTAGTCCTGCTGACAGCGCACCTCAGCGATGTTTGCGACATTCGAGACGGGATAGGGCATGGTCGTCGAGCGGAACATGATCGTCCCGGCGGGCATATTCGGGTGAAGGACAATGCGAACGAGCGTGCCGCCGCTCATGGTGTACTTGTTGAGATACGAGCCGACCGCCGTGCCCGCAGAGAGCGTCGCCATCTGCGCCGTGCTTGCGTCGAAGTTAAACCGGATCAGGTTGCTGCCGCCGTTCTCAAGCACCTTCTGTGTAATGTTCTGGAGCTCCTGCGCACTGACGTAAATCTCGTCCGGCGATGCCTTGTACTTATCCCAGAACCAGCGGAACGCTTCGTCGATCTCAACGATGCCCGCTGCCTTGTCTGCCGTCAGCCCCGCAGCTGTCGGCATGCTCTTGAAATAGCCGCCGTTCTTCACAACCTGCGTCAGATAACCGTCAATGACGAGATCGTTCGCTGACCAATCCTCGGCAGGCAGGTCTTTTGCCTGCTGCGTCCCTTCGGCATTGGCTGTGATTGTGACACTGCTCGTCGTCGTGATCGCGCCGAGTTTCTCTGCATTCTCTGCGCCCCAGAACCACGCATACGCGAAAGCTCCCTTTGTCGGTGCAACGACGGCCGTGATACTGTTCGTTGCTCCTGCTCCGGTCGTCACATTCGCTGCATCAGACTTCTGCGCGGTGCCGCCGCCGTAAATATCTTTCGATCCGTCTGCATTCTCGCGGGTCACCTTTGCCTTGACACCGCTCGCTACGTTTGCCGCATGGTAGCCCTCGAAGGTGAGCGCCGCGCAAACGACAGAGATTTTCGTCGAGGCAGGGAGCGTGCCGCCCGTTGTCTTTGCCGCAAGGGTCGGTGTCTTCGTTTTGCCGAGTTTCATGGAGCAGTTGCCGCCGAGCAGCACCTTCTCCTCGCCGATGATGACCGCCTCGAGCAGATTCTTCGTGCAGATCGCGCGCAGATTGTCAAACCCCTCGCCCTGAAGGACTGCCTCGTCGGTCACGAAGTTTTCAAGGCCGAGTGTCTTGTAGAGTGCGAACGCATCCTGCGTCTCAATGGAGATAACACCGCTGCGCTGTCCCTCGGAGACACCCATCGACACACTGTCGATATTGACGCCTGTGATTGCCTTCCAGTGCGTAGAGTCGCCGCCGCCGCCCTTGACGCGGGGCGTCGAGTTGCGTAGCGGAGAGAGCACCGGATACATAAGGCGCGCGGCCGGCTGCAAGTCGTAGTTCTTGAGACCGCTGCCCGTTGTAATCCCGTCCGCTTTCTTGAGCGGTGTTGCCAGCGCACTGTGCAGCGCCTCGTTCATGCGTGCCAGTGTCTCCTTAGAAGTCTGATACATACTCATTTCATTGTCCTCCATCATTCCTTAGTACGCCCACGAACGCTGCGCGCCGTGCTGCTCTTTGATACGGTCAAGTGCGTCATCCGCCGGGGACGTGTCCGTCTTATCCGTCTTGAGTTTGAGGCCGTCTGTTTTGAGCACAACCTTCGTAGGTGCTGCCGTTTTTGCAAGCTTTTCGACCTGCTCCTTGAGCGCTGCGGCCTCCTTGTCCTTTGCCGCAAGCGCAGCCTCCATCTTCTGTACGGACGTGGTAACAGGCTTCAGCGCCTCAGTGACGGCAGCCTGTACCGCTTTCGCCACATCATTGGTCTCCGGCGCCTCTTTCGGGTCATCGCCGCCCTCGGACTTCTCCGGCTCGTCAGCAGATGTAGGCGCATCCGCCCTTTCCGGCTCTGCTGCCGTATCCGTGCACTCTGCAATCGCCTCTGCGAGATTCGCAACGCACGTTTTGAGTTTCTCCGGCACGTTCTCGTCATCGGCGAGACCCGCATTGATGTCACTGATCAGTGCACCGAACTCTGCAAGGTCAATCTTTTTTACCTTATCCTCCATGTCATTCCATCCTTTCAAAACCATGTTCCGGACGCTGCCGTCCGACTTAACTACCTCTACAATGCTCGCCGACGGCACACATGGGCGATCAGCAAGGGAGAGTTCCATCGGACGCAGTGTGTAACGTGTCGCCGCACCGTCCTCCCACCGCTTGACGTAATAACCGCCAAAGCTGAGTCCTGTGTAGACACCCTCACACACCTTGCGCCATTCGCCGTCGTCCACAACCTTGATGCAGACATTGACCGTCTTGCTTGTGTCGTCGAACTCAATAGGGCGGACGATCTTACCAGCCGAGACATCACCATGCATCGCACGGACATTGCCATAATTGGCATTACCGCTCTCCTTCGCTTGTTCTGCTGACCACGTCTCGATATAAGGCTTTGACGAGGTATAATCAAAAATCTCACCTGCGCGGTCGACTTCCTCGGCGGCAGCGATGCCATAGACGAGGCGTTTTTCCTCCTCGATTTTCCGAATTGGGATATAAAGCAATGGTTCACCTCCTAAAATCCTCTGTACGCGATTTTTGTCCTCGATGTATATAAACCCCTTCATTACGGATTTTCCAAAAATTTAAAAGGTGTTTGAAGGGAATTAAAAGGCAATCTAACTCTCGTCATCCGTCATGTCTTCTGCAAGAACAGGGATAAGCGTGCAAAAGCAGTTCGGATGATAGGGCGGTGCATCATGTCCTGACGGGAAATTCTCATCAATTCCGACGGTACCCGCCTCGGCATTCTCAACGCACATCTCACAGCCGCCGTCGATGCAGAGGGACTGCTTGCCCGCAACAATGCCGGACGCTTTCCATCCAATGAGATTGCCGTTTTGGTGTGCGAATTGGAGCTCTGTGCGGCTGATCATATCTGCGCGGCGCGCCCAGAACTGCTGATCATCGCGAATCGTCGCTGTGAGTTTCTGCGGGCTCCAACCCTCGTCGATCGCTTTGCTCACAGTACCGCGCAGCACCTCGCGTGTGGATTCCGTGATCGCCCATTTGGGGTTGGGGTTATCTACCAACTCCTTGCCATTCCACTTTTTACCGACAAGTTCTGCGGCACGGGCACGCGCCCACTCCTGTGCGTCGGCATCAACCATATCCGTGATCCCGTCGGTCGATGCCTTGATGCTCCGTAGTCCTTCATATGCGCCTGCCTTTGCAATCTCCTCAAGGCACTCGGCAGCATCGTCAAAAAGGATCGTCCATCCATCAAAATCAAGGTCATCAAGCGCCATCTGCAAAAGTTTTTTCTTTTTCTTTGCATCCAGCTTCTCTGCCTGCGCCATCGCTTTCGCGTAGGAGTTTTCGAGTTGGCGGAGGAGATCAGGCTTAACCTTATCAAACATGCGGCGGATTGCTGCGGCGAATTTCTGCTGCATGTCCTCGCGTGTGGGGGCATCCCGTTTTTTTGAGGACGGTGCATCCGTTTTTTGGAGGGCGCTACCATCGGCAAAAAGCGCCGGGAACTGTATCTGCTGCGGTGTGAGTGCGGCGAACTCCTCTGCCTGCTCCTCAGTGAGTGGATCGTAGCCAAGCCGGCTGCGCACCTCGCTCGGTGTAAGGATGCGTAGATTGACATACATCTGATCAATCTGCGCCTGCTTGAGCGGTTCGACTTCCTCTTTCGTCGCCCAGACGAACTCCACACCATCTACATCAAAGTAGTCATGCAGCAGGATGTCCATGATTTCCTTGAGATAGTTCAGGAATGCCCGCTGTCCTTCGTCCTGACTTGCCGCCTGCGTCGTCTCCGCCGTCGCACGATTCGTCTCTTTGACGAGTGCCGTCGGCGGCAGGTCAAGCGCATAGGAGATGATGCGAGCGAGCCATTCATCGAACTCGTCCTTCATCGGTGAGTCTTTGGGGAAGATCGGGTTGATGCCCGCAGGCACAAAGCGCGCCTTGCGTTTAATCTTGCTGTCTCCTTCAAACAGCGCATCCCAGTAATTCTGGAACGCGCCGATCTGGTCGACCGACCAATCCGACGGGCAGCTGAGGAACGCTTCTGGAATTGTTCCCTGCGTGTAGTAGTCAAGCTGATACATCTGCCGATTGAGAGCAAGATTGACCGTCATGATGACCTGCTCCACCTTGCTCAGCCCGTAGAGTTTATGCGAGCGGACGTTACGCGGGAAGTAGAGGAGCTCGTCTGTCGTGAGGTCAACGGCCGGAACTCCATCAATAATCTGCTGATAGGCAGGGAGCGGCGGTGCAGGCGTGCGGCCCTCGTCCGTGATGTTGACCTTGATTGTTGCACCGTCAACGAGCTCAAGCGCATGGATATGTCCGGCGATATTGCGCCGAATGTAGATCGCGGGTGCATCGATGACGAGCACGTCCTCCACGATCGAGCGCATCCAACGTGAGAAACTGTGCACGCCGTCAGGGCGGCGGAGCTGTTTGTAGAGTTTCTCTGCCTGTGTGCGCGCGACAGGATCAGTTTTGTCGATTGCCGTGATGTTCCAATTCATCGCCTCAATCTGGTCTTTACGTTTTTCGATTGCGAGGCGGAGGAGGTCATAACCATCGGCGAACATACGGAGCTGCTCAAACGTGATTTCTGCATCCGCGCGCGGCATTGTTTGGATGTTGCTCCGCACGGAAAAATCAAACTGCGAGGGCGGCGAGCCTTTCGGGAGCGCGGCCTTTTGCGGTTCGCCCGCGCTTAAATAGGCCTTGATAAATCCTTGAACGCCATTTAAAAACTGTGTTCCAAAACTCATGTCCCGCCTCCTTTCAGTGTGTCCTTGAGCGTTCCAAGCAGCCCTTTCTCCTCCACCTGCGTGCGATAGTAGTCGAGGATTCCAAATCGTGCACTGGTGATCATCGTCAACGCGCCACTCACAGAATCGACCATATCATCATGACGCCCGTTCGGAAAAACCTCGGCTTCATCTAAAAAGTCCTTGTTCCAGTCGCCGATGACGATTTTGACGTTTCCGGCCTCGGCCGCTGCTGAAAGGGGCAAGGCGCGCTCGATCTTGTTGCTGGTCTTTTTATCCCCATAGAATGGATAACCCTTGAGGATATTGCGCCGATAGTGGTCAATCGTATTGACGCCAGACGAGCCCGGCTCCTGCTCCATGTGGATTTTTACGCCGTGCCCGTCAACGGCTGCGGTCTGTCCGACAAGTCGCTCAACGCCCAGCGGTGAGCTCTGTACGTGACGAATATCTACTATATAATAGATGCCGTCCTTCTCGGCGATCCGCGCGCCCGATGTCCAGTCCGGGTCTTTTCCGGCACGCTTTTCCGTCGCCGCAAGATCCCAGTAACGAACGCTGCGTGCATCGCGCGGATAGTCGCGGACAACCTCGAACCACTCGCGTTTGAACATACGCACGGCATCCGGCGGCTGCGGGTTCTGCTGATAGAGCGCATACCAGTCACGGCTGCTGACCGCCTTTTTCTTTTTTGCAAGCCAGTCTGCTCCGTAGCGTTCCGGCCAGAGCGGTTCGCCCGGTGCACGTCCGAGAGGATCATTTTCCTCCGCCTCGCAGGGCAGATTGATGATCTCCCAGTGTTCGCCGTTTTCCTTTGCCTCTTTGAGGATGCGTCCGGCAAGGTCATCTTCATGCCAGCGTGTCATAATGAGGATGATGCGCCCGCCCGGGGCGAGTCGGGTGAGCAGCGTTGCACTGTACTCGTCCCAGATGCCCTCGCGGACGGTCTCGGACTCCGCCTCTTTTCGATTCTTTACAACATCGTCAATGAGGAGGAGGTCTGCGCCTTCGCCGGTGATACCGCCGCCGAGGCCGACGGAGATCATGCCGCCTGCATGTCCCTCGATGTCCCAGTTCGTTTTACTGCTGTTTGAACGATCGAGGCGGATGCCGAAAAGAGCCTCGCCGAAGTCTGCGATCTTCTTGCGGTTGCGATTACCGAACTTCTGCGCAAAGCTCGCACTATAACTAACCTCGATGACGCGCCGATCGGGATTGCGCCCAAGAAACCACGAGGGGAACGTCTCCGTCGTCGATTGAGATTTCCCGTGGCGCGGAGGCATGAAGATCATGAGGCGATCAATCTCTCCGCGCTCAACGGCCTCGAGTTTCTCGCAGACAAGATGCAGATGCCGACACGGCTGCCACCTGCCATGGTGCGCATATTGGCAATACGCCTCATAGCTCCTGCGGTACTGCTCGAGTTCCGGGCTATGTGTCTTATTTCCGACGAGTTCCTTCAAGACCGACATGCCCGCGCCTCCTCTTACTGACTTTCTTTCGTCTCCGCAGCCACCGCATCAACCATCGAAACGAGACGTTCGAGGATTTCCGGTGTCTTCTGGAGTTCCTCTTGCAGACTCTCCTTGATGCGAGCGACAGCAACCTCGACCATGCGCCCCGCATCCATCTTGAGCTTTTCGCGCTGCACGGCAGAGCGTTCGAGGAGCGCCAGCGCCTTTAGGATTTCGCTGCTTTTCGCATCGCGCAAATCCTCCGCTGCAACGAGCCGCTCCATAATGAGCTGCAAGGCAAGCTGTGTCGCCGCCTCTGTCATTTCAAGCGCGGGGCCATCCTTCCCCTCGGTCATGATCGTGCGCGCTTGTTCCTTGACGATGCGCAGCCGTTCCAGTTTGCTGAGGAAGTCCTTGCCATAGCGCCCGACGCTGCTCTTTGAAATGTCATGCCCGCTTTCGCGGAGATACGTCGCGATACTCTCATAGGTCTCGCCAGCGACAAGCCGCTCGTTGATTGCCTGTATGAGAGATTTCGGCAGCTCTGTTGTGATCCGCGCATGCTTGCGCCTGTTACCCATCGAGATCAACTCCCACATCCGGCGGGATATTGCCCTCAATGAGATCAATGCCCTTCGGCAAGAGTTTCGCAAGCTTACGCGATACGCCGAGGCACTCCGCCTCCTCGATAGCGATGTACCCCTTTTCGCGCAGGTATATGAGATGTGTCTCCACCTCAGCGGGCGTGATCGTGTACTGTGCATCGATAAGGATGTCCGCGATCAGACGGTCTCCCGTCTGCTGCGGATAGTTGAGTTTCAGGATTTTCATGATGCGCCCGCGTACATGACGAGAGTTGTGTCCTTCCAGTGTCGTCATCTTTTATTTCTCACCTCCCGTAAGCTTTGCGATATTCTTACTGATCGAGCTGACTTCGCCCGACATGCGGTCGATCTTTGTGTCCAGTGCCGAGATGCTGCGGAGGAAGTCATCACGCAAAACGTATTGGAGCGGCAGCGCGCTCCGCAGCGTCTC